AGACACAAAAGACTCAGGCTCAGTATCAATAAAAACATGAATTATTGGAGGATTATAACTTCCCTTTAGGATATCGTGAACAATAAACTTGACATCTTCACCTTCTGGTAAATCTTGTTTGATTCTAGAGGTTACAACTGAATCCAAATAATTTTGTAAATATTTTTTTATTCTTTCGACATCCATCACCAAGCATTTTTAGAAGCTAAACCTAATTGTTTTGCATATCTTCCAACATTACATGACCAATACCCTGCGGTAGTTCTATCCTTTTTTTGGTCACATCTATGTCGTGCTCTGAAAGATTTTGCAGCACCCTTATTTCTATTCCTAACTTTCAATTTAGGGTCACCAAAGGTTACCTTTTTAACACCACCCCCTTTTGATTTAACATATACTGCAAATTTTTTGGGACCCCCTGGTGTTCTGAAAGGTTTATTTAATTTTACATTTTTACCTCTGTGTTTGGCTTCTTCGATGATTTCTTCCTCTGTCCATTCCTCTAAAATATAGGGTGCATCCAAATAAACTATCTCTCCGTCTATTTTTACCTTCTTTCCTAAGTCTGATTCAACCATCAATGTATCTTCTTCATTTAATTCAATAGAACCGTTTTCCCAAAGAGTTCTCACCTCATTTACCAATTTAAAATATCCCTCTGAATAAACTCTAAAAATGTTATTTGTAAGTGATAATCCGTTTTCAATGTGATATTTTAATGAATCAGAAATTTCAACATTTTCTTTCATCACTAAAGACCTGTCCAAGTATTCTTCTAAACTCTCTTTTATTAGGGTTTTCAGTTTATCCATAAAAAATTGTTTTTTTATATAAATAGTTTTATTTTTAGTTATGAAAAATTTAGTGGGATTTTTATTCCTTTTCTGTAGAATTTATTGTGGTTACAAAATATTCATGTGGTTATTCCAACGGAGTTATTATAAGAATAGTTTACCAATATCAGAAATTGAACACATATTAGTGTTCATAATTTTTGACATATGGATGATGATGTCCATACGAGATATAAACAAAGATTTTTAAGGCCTCAAAACGGCTAAAACTTCAGGATAAACTCCCTCTAAAACTTTTTCGTTTTTACCTTCATATGGTATGTTCTGTAAAACATATCTTATTGAATTCAACCCTGAGATTCTTTTATCTTGTGAATCAATAATTACCCACGGGTGATTTACTGTTGAAGTTTTATCAAACAATTTTTCTTTGAATTCTGTGAATCTGTCCCATAAATCTTGCATTTGAGCGTCATTAGGGGAATACTTCCAATATTTTAATGGAGACTGTTGTCTCATCTGAAATCTTCTTTTTTGAGTTTCTTTATCAATTGAAAACCATAGTTTAAAGAGATAATCTCCTTCTTTTACCAAATCGTTCTCGAAATCCTCAACGTTCTCCATGAAATCTTCATATTCTTCAGGGGTACCATATCCCATAACAGGCTCGACTAAACCTCTATTATACCAACTTCTGTCGAGGAAATTTATCATTGCTGGTTTGATTTTGTCTCGGTATCTATTCCACCAATTTTTCCTTTCTTCGGGGTTGGGTATACCTAAAGCAATTACATTATAGTATCTTGGATTTAAATTTTCTGTAAATTTTTTGATTGTGGACCCCTTACCCGCAGAGTCTCTACCCTCAAAAACTATAATCACAGTTTTACCCGTTTTTCTCAACCATTCCTGCAGCTTCACTAGTTCAATTTGTAGAAAATATAATTCCTTCTTATAAACCTTTTTGGGTAAAATTGACGGTTCCTCGGGTTCAAATTCATAATCTTCACTTTCAGGTTCGACCCCATAACCACCTCTTTCTCTGAATTTCAAAGAGATAAGGATGTTTCTGAAATATTCTTCAATATTCTTTTTTTTATCCCCTTTTTTGAGAAGAATTTTTCTTAAACCTCTATCCACCATCTCAAAATCGATAATTCGGTCCTCCGACAATTTAGATATTTTCCAAAGTAAATTTTCTATTTTTTTGTTGTAGAGTTTCAGAAAGGTTAGAGTATCAACAACTTTTCTTAGATTGACGTTCATAAAAGGGGCATCGTTTGAAGTTTTTTTTGCTTCAGAAATCCCCATTACAATTTTTATTTTTTCAATTTCCTCGTGAATTAGCACAAAATTTTCTTTATAAATATCCCATAAGTTAGATATGGAATATTTATGATTACCAAGTTATTGACAGAAAATGAAAAAGTTTCTTATTGCATTTGTATTGCTTTCATTACCCATTTTTTCTTTTACACAAGATAGAAAAGTATGTCTTTCTTCCATAGAAAATAAAATACAAATTGGACAAATGTTGGGTAATCGAAATCTAACATTTGGCTTCAAAAATGTTTTATTGGAATATCTTCAGGATAAAGATTTTGAATTGGTTGATAGTTGTAATCTTGCTAATAACAGATTACAAATTGAACTTATTTTTTTTGATGTCTTGAACACCAAAACGGGCTTCTCTGTAATTCACAAGGAAAATGATGAAACAGTATTGAGAGTGAGAGCTAAATTATTAAATGAATCAGGAAAGAAAATTAAAGAAACTGTCGTAACTGAAAAATCTTCTGAAATTTCAATGTCAACGTTGATAATTTCAGAAGGAGGTAAAATAAATCAACAATCCGTCTCAAATGTGATTAAAAAATCCTGCGAGACATTAATCAAAAATTTATTCGAATGATGAAAAAAATTTTATCAATTATTTCATTATTGTCGATTCCGTTTTTGGGACTTGCACAATCTCCCGAAATTGGTCATTTCCAACAACTATCTACTGTGAGACGTGGAGACACTTTAGATGTGGCTTGGTATTTCAGACCATCGGGAAATAATATAAGAAGTTTCCAAGTGGATTGGCAATATAAAAAAAGGTTGTTTACTCATATTGAAACAACGGTGGATGCTTCTCTGAATGGTAGGTCTGCAGAAATTTCCTATAGGTCATGGGAAAATCAAAAATATAGCTCTTACGCAAATGGGAACTATACCTATATTTCCGACACCAATTGGACTGTTGGAAGAAATTACTTGGTGGTTCCCGCAGGTGCTTCAGCTTTATCAAACGGTTATATCATACATAACAAATACAAAATAAACGCAGTCATACCAAATTTCGAATCTGATTCAGTTTATGTTAACTGGGCTAGAATGTTTGATGTAAATGGCATAACAATCGGAGACAACGTGGCTGTTTTGAATAACAGAACTATGAGAGTGAAACTTCTCGGAAATCTAACAATTTCTGGAAAAGTTTGGTTACCTCCATCGGCAGTATCAAGAGGATGGGTCCCAACTCTTTATTGTTATGAGAACGCAACAGGAAACTTGGTTTCAACCACAATACCGAACATAAACACAGGTCTATATACTCTTGATAATATCGACGAATATACAAGATATAAAATTGAATTGAGATTCAATCCTGATAGTTTGGTTTCAATAAGAGATAACTCAGTCACAATTACCGATGCGGTAAAATCTTTTAACGAATTTATAAACGCTGATTTAAATCAAACTTATCCGAGGACACATTTACAAAACGGTTTAGCTTATTTGATTGGAGATATAAATTGGAATCAAAAATTTGATGGTGGTGACCCATATGGTATTTACGCTTCAGTTTCAGGACTAAGACCAATAGCAACAAATAGTTTAATTAAAGTTTTTACAAAAAACGAATTTGATAGTTTGGCTTTGGGTGCAAATCAATGGACAAATTGGACTACTTACTCTTCAAGATTAAATTTTGTTCTTGATACTGTAATAACTTCAAACATTACTGTTGATTTAAAGTATTATATCCAAGGTGATGTGGATAGAAGTCACTCTTCTCCTGTTTACGATGCGAACGGTAACCTCGTAAGAGCAGCAATTTACACCGGAAGATTTACTGTTGAAATTCCAAATTCTTACTCTGTGGGTCAACCGATGTTTGTACCCTTCAACGTTTCAACAAATGGTTTAGTAAATTATGGATTACAATTTGAAATGAAATACGAACCAACCAAAGTCAAATTTTCAGAAATTATCTCGAAAGTTCCAAACGAATGGTTACAATATGTAACACATGATGAACGTACTGGAATAATAAGATTCGGGGGAATGAATAATCAAAAAAAGGGGGGGATAAGTGGTTTATCCACCCCCTTTAATTTAAAATTTACGCCAATAGACCCAAGCGAAGATATCTCATCGTTTGTTTTTGTTAGACAACTAATGGATGCTTCTAACTCTGAAGGAGAGCACTTCAATATTGAATTAGCATCTGAAAGAATAGTTTTGACTTATAGAGCCGCAGGACCAATACCTACATTTTCAAAACCGATTGCAGAAATTAGACCCAATCCGAACACAGGACAATTTGAGTTGACTGTAACATTTCCGAATAATTATTGGATGAAGGGTTACGTTTATGATTATCAAGGAAGAAAAGTTATGGACTTAGGAGATTTCAAAACAGATGATTTTACAAACGTAATCACAAGAGCCATTAACGCCAAAAATCTAGCTCAAGGAAAATATTTGCTAGTTATGGCTAATAATGAACAAAGAATAACTAAACCATTTGTAAAAATTTAAAAAAAATGTCAGAAGAAACACAAGTACAAGACCAAAACGACGGAACATGGTCGGGTCTTAAAAAAACAATCGTAGGTACCCTCGGAACTGTTGTAACAGGTGGAGGTGTATGGTTAGGAACATTACTTTATGGTGGAAATCATGAGGAAAAACAACCTGATGCACCCGTCCAAGCACAACCAACAATCGTAATCAACAACTCTCAACAACAAGCAGCACCTGCGGGTGGAACTACTAAAGTTATCGAGCGTGTTGTGGAAAAACCTGCAGCAAAACCTGCTGAACCAGCTCCTAAACCAAAACCTTTCCAAGAGGAACCAAAATGGTAATGTATGCAACCAAACACAGGATTTAAGGAGTTATTAAACTCCATGATGAAAAGAAGATGGTGGATTACCGCCTTAGTGTTAGGTGGATTTGTCGTAATTATGGGTGCCATATTCATGGCAATTTTCGAACAAAGTGCTATCAGTGGTGAATGGAAAGAATTACTTCTCCTTTTACTTGGTGCTTTCATCGGGTCTTATGGTAAAATCATTGACTATTGGTTCAGTGATACCGACAAAGACAAAATGTTAGTCCAAAAGATGGATGAAGAAGATGGTGTATCATTTTCCAACACCCAAGATGGTAGTGTTCAAGCACCTCCACAACAACAATCTATTACCCCCCAAGTCACCCCTCAAGTTACCCCTCAAGTCGGTGTAGAAATCGATGAAGATGGTGATGGTATCATGGATGGTATTGACGAGGATGGTGATGGAGTTATAGACATGTATTTTGAACATCGTCAGTGTGAGCACGTATGGGGTGACGCTGATGGAGATGGTGATGAAGAGTGTCTTAAATGTGGTTTGATTAAACAAGATTAAAATGAAAAAAATTTTATTTCTAACTTCTTTGTTTCTAACGTCTGCGGTTTATTCTCAGACGTTAGGGACTACGAAGACTGAGCAGTATAAGGCTAGCTTCGAAACAAAAATCAATATCGACTCACTTATGGATTATGATGGTCCTCAAGTACCAATTCAAATCCTTACTATCGGTATAAGTGATGAGGTTTATGAGCAGTATCCTGAACTAAAGGAGAAAAAGGTTGGACTCGGTGTTGCAAACATTGTTTTGGAGTATCTCTCTGACCTCAACAGATTTACATTCACTGAGGATAAGACGGAGATAAAAAACAGAATGGTAAAGCAGTTCCAAGCGTCTCAGGCAGGTATTAGTCAGGACAAGTTGGACGGTAGAGGAAAGATTAGACTTGCACATTATTTTGTGACTGTGGAGGTTTATGACTTTTCTGTATCAGAAGATGAGACTGTAAATCTAAAGGATGGGGTAAAGAATACTGTCAATACAAGACTTGGTCTTCAGGTAAGATTTACAGATGCTGAGACAGGTGAAATTGTTGCGGCAAGTGGTCTCGGTGAAGCTAAGACTGTTAGAGAACTTACACTTCTCAATGATGATAATTTGAGTGAAGTAAAATTCAACCAATCTACAATTGGTATAACAACAAAGAAGGCTTTGGACATTGCATGTTCAAGAATTCTTGTAAGACTTATCAAAAAGGGTAAGTTTCCGAGATAAATGTGGAAAAGATTAAAAACATTTTTAAGTATTTCCTTTATCTTGTTTCTCAGCTTCAAAGCTGAGGCACAAAATGTTGTCTATACATTCATTGACCCCTGCACAAAAGAAGTAACAAACTTTTCAATTCCAATTCAAGGGGGTACGGTAGTATATTTTTATGGTCGTTCGGCATCATTTACCGCACAAGATGTGGCAAGTGGTGCCTTTGCCGCTTGGGTCAATCAAGCATATGCGGATTACAGAAAATTGACCCCGTGCTCAGTTCAATCGGTTACAGTTACAAGAAATCAAATTACAGCACAAGTTATCGGTAATGTTGTTAGTAGTGTTGTGGGTCAAATAAATTCCTCTGTGATGCAGGGTTCATCTATGGGTGGAAACGACGCAGCATCCAAAGGAAGTAACAGCAGTTCAGAAAAGAAAAAAAATAAAAATGAAAGTAGTAATTCTAGCAATTCCACTTCTGTTACTAATTCTAATGGGAATGGTTCTACAAGTTCATCAAATAACTCAAGCGGTCAAGGCAACGGGTCTGTTCCTGTGGGAGGTGGTCAAACAAGTGGCCAAGGTTCTCAAACTGGCGGTAATAATAGTGGGGGGAGCGGTAATAACAACACTGGTGGGAATGGTGGCGGTGGTGGCGTATCTTCAAATTCTAATTCGGGAGGTAGTGAGAAAGATAAGGAAAAAGGTTCGGAGGTAGTTGCAACAACCGTAATGAACGTAGAGGTCAGAAACGACAAAGGTTCTGAAAGTAGTGGTTCGAGTGGTGGAGGAAAAAAGGGTAATGGAAAATCAAGAAACGCAAATCCTCTTATCGTTTCTTCTGATTTAACCTCAGCACAAAATTTAGATAAATCTTTTACTGGTATTGCAAACATCGGAATGTCAAGAACCTCTCTTATGGGAACAAGTTCTTGGGGTGTAACAGGAATGGTTTGGTTTAACTTCAAACAATTTGCAATCAACTCAAGATACACCAAGATAAAAATGAATCAATCAGGAACCCTCAAATTCGTTCATAACGTCAATTTAACGGGGGCATATTCCTACGGTAACGTATTTTCATTCTTGGGTTATAGTATGATAATAAACGCAAAGAAATGGGGTATTACAGGATTTAACGTCAGTGGAGCAATTGCAAAACTACCATCGGATAGTAATTTGTTTATCAGTCCGTCATTTACCGCATTTTATACGAGACCATTTTCACCCAATAAAAAACTTACAATATCTCCTGAAATTTATTTAATATCAACTCCCGTTGTTTATTCTTCTGTAGATAAAATCACCGTGACAGATAGAACATTTAGTGCTTTTTTGGGAAGTGGATTTGATTATCAAATTTCAAGGAGGTTCAAGTTCAACGTAAATTACAAAGCCAATCTTTCAACAAATCCTGACTTTCCAATTCTTTCCTTTTTTCTAATTGGTAGTAAAGTAAATCTATGAGAATAATTTTTACCATATTATTTTCTTTCATTTTTTGTTTTGGATTTTCACAATCTATTTCCGCTCCTGTTGGTAGAACTTATCAAATCAACACTTCGGGTCAGGATGCTAGCGGATTTATTGTAAATGGTTTTACCTCTGAAACACTACTTACTTCAGTAGGGCTCGTAAATCCTCCCGCAGGTGTAACATTTTCAATAACAACAACAGCAGGATTATCCTTCGCAACAGGGTATAACAGTTGGTCCAATATTACGAGAATCAGTTTTACAGGTACCCAATCGAATATCAACAATGCATTGGCTTCTCTAAAGATAAACACAGGTTCATCTACAGGTAATGTACAGATATCCGTCTCAACTACTGTAAATCCATCAGGGTATTACTATAACGCGACAAACGGACACTTTTATCGTCCCATTTCAGGTACCTCAACATATACTGCAGCGAAAAACGCTTCTGCAACGCAAACATTCAAAGGTCAAACAGGTTATCTGGTTACAATAACATCACAGGATGAACAGAATTTCATAGGTGCGAACGTACCTGGAAACAACATTTGGATAGCCCTTTCCGATAGACTTCAAGAAGGTTATTGGAGAGTAGATGCAGGACCTGAAAATGGTACTTTAATCAATATAGGAAACTACAACGGTAATCCGCAAGCAGGGACTTATCAAAATTGGTGTGGTGGGGAACCCAATGATGCTGGCGGTGAGGATTATGCAGTCACAAAATGGGGTGGTGGAAATTGTTGGAATGATTTACCCGATGGAGCTGGTTGGACGAGTGGGTATGTTGTGGAGTTTGGTACTTGGTCAAATCCCTCTGATGCCACATTCACAGAATATTATGCCGCTAATACAATTAACATTGTTGCGGTTACAAATACTCTCAGCGGAACAATATCTATTCCGACGTTATCCACATTACCGACGGTAACTTTATACAGAATTGTAAATGGTTCTGATGTATTAGTGGAGACCAAAACAGTTTCATCATCAGGTTCATATTCTTTCACTCTTCCCTCACAGAACTCAACTTATAAATTGGTACCTAATTTAAGTGTTCAAGGAATTACAACGGCAGATTTCAATTTAGCATTTCAAGAGGTACAAAATGTAAATACCCCAAATAATACTACGTCGGGATTGGTGATGACGGGAACAAAACAATGGAAAGCCGCAGATTTCAATCAGAATGGAATTTTGGATTTGGGTGATTCTTATTTAATCTTGTCTCACGTTACTGGATTTAGACCCTCAACACAAGTTTTGTGGTTCTCACCAACCAATTATGACTCAATAACCAAAAATAATTTTGGAACAATACAACCTGTCACCTTTTTTACAATTTCTGTGACAACGTCGAACGTAACTCAAAACATAAAATATTGTATTTTAGGTGACGTAAATCTATCTCACTCGTCTCAGTAATATATTTATAGTAAATTAAATTACTATGTTACTAAGAGTCGGGTCTAAGGGAGAAGACGTTAAAAAACTCCAACAAAAACTTGGTTTGGGTGCTGATGGTGTTTTTGGTAAAGGAACCGAAGAATCAGTTAAAAACTTTCAAACAAAATCAGGATTGACTCCTGACGGAATTGTGGGTGAACAAACTTGGCAGAAAATTATGGGTCAAGGCGTTCTTATTACAGAACCCGCATCTGTCGCTCAAGTGGCTCAACCTGTTGCTAACGTGGGTGGTTTGAAATTAGAAAAATTGAAAGGTCATATTCCTGATAATGTAATTGCTCAAATACCTGATACAGCAAAAACTTTTGGTATTGACACCCCATTGAAACTTGCTCACTTCTTGGCTCAATGTGGTCATGAGTCGGGTGGATTCAGACTTACTCAGGAAAATTTGAACTACTCAGCACAAGGTCTAAAAAACATTTTTCCAAAATATTTTCCAGGAAATCTTTCAGAGTCATATGCACGTAACCCTCAGAAGATTGCATCCAAAGTTTATGGTGGTAGAATGGGTAATGGACCTGAATCAACAGGTGAGGGATTCAAATTCAGAGGAAGAGGTTACATTCAGCTCACAGGAAAAGACAATTACACGGCTTTCGGGAAAGCTATAAACGAAGATATTACAGGTAATCCTGATTTGGTCTCATCGAAGTATCCTCTGTTGTCAGCTGCGTGGTTTTTCAGTAAAAACTGTCTAAAGAAATGTGTGGATGACTCAAATGCAACAGTTACGTCTGTTACAAAGTGTGTGAACGGTGGAACTATCGGATTACCAGACAGATTGAAACACTTTAAAGAATACTATAATTTGTTAAAATAATGGTCTCAGTGCTATCAAAACTTGTATTTTTTTCAATTTTTGATATATTTATGAGTGTTATCACCGTAAGGTGTTCTCATATATCCTTTCCAAAAGACCCGCAAATTTTTTTGTGGGTCTTATTTTTTTTATTATCTTTGTAAAAATAATTTTTATGGATAAAAGAAGCTCTCATTGGTTAGACTCACTCGCATGGGTAAGAAAAGTCTATTTTTCATGTCAAACAAAGGAACAAGAAGATGCCGCAGAAAGATTATTATTGAACTTCGAGAGGCTTTACAAAAACGAAGATTTAATCACTTTGTCTTGGGCTCTTCGAGATGAATATTTAAAATTCAAATATCAAAAGAAATGAAAAGTCCTCTTTGTTTCCTCGGTATACATTTTTGGGAATACAGAAAAGAAAAACATCAATGTACTGGTCACCCTAATGGTAGAGAATTTGTCAGGGTAATTGTTAGAGAATGTACTTGTTGTGGACATAGGGAACATCATCCTCTACCAAGAATTGGTAAAAGTTTAAACCTCTGGAAATCATTTGACGATGTAGGAAAGAACGATTGTATAGACATTAAAAGATTGAACGATGAAAATTTTGTTAAAAAATAGTTTTTTTGAATCATTAAAAACTATATCACGCCATGAGACTTGGTGGTACAAAACATATGAAACAGTCCGATTTAAAATTCCTGTGTTTCTGAAAAATATTTGGTTTTTCAGAAAAAATCTGTGGGAGTTTCGTGGTTGGGATTATTCTTTCAACCTATCTCTATTGGCAAAATCCTTAGAAAAGACCTCTGATGTTTTAAGAAACGGTCATGAGGTAGAAATAACTCGTTTGAAAAAAGTTGAAAAAATTCAAAGAGTTATTAAAATAATAAATGACATGAGAGAGTCAACCTACATAAACAGAGCGGAAACCGAACTAGGAGAACTTATTTTACACGATTGGGATTTTCAAGAAGTTGAAAGTGGTGGCTATCAAATGTTAGACAAAGAAACTCCTGAAGAAAAAGAACATAATCGTAAGGTGTTTGAAAGAGCCAGAGAAATCGAGAAAGATGAGTTCGAAGAACTTTGGATAATACTCAAGGGTCAAAACTACGATGAGTTCCATGAAACATTCAAACAACTTTCTGAAGAAGAAAAAATGAAACACGACCATTGGGAAAATTGGTTCGATGGTTCAGGTATAAAAAATTGGTGGGATTAAAAAATTTATTAGAAAAGAGATATGAAAAAATTATATAGAAGTACTATCGATAAAAGAATAGGTGGTGTTTGTGGCGGTCTTGCAGAGTATACAAATAGTGACCCGACAATTTGGAGAATACTTTTTTTGGCTTTAATTTTTGCACCCTTCCCTACCGTACTATTTTATCTTTTAGCCTGTATTGTTATCCCTCAAAACAAAATTTTATAAAAATGATTGCATTCTGGTTTTTTATGTTTATCTTCGTTTTGACAATTTCAATCGTTTGGGTTCGAGGGATTGATAATATGAAAAAAAATCATCCTGATTACAAAGGTGAAGACTTTCTGAATTGGGACAAAATGAAGAAATATGAGAATGACCTTTATAAGTGACACTCATGGTAAACATAAATACCTAACCTCCAAGGCGTATAATAACATACTCGGAAGCGGGGACTGTATAATTCACGCTGGGGATATTTCTAATCTTGGAAAAGTTGGTGAAATCAAGGATTTTCTTGATTGGTTCTCAAATACAGATTACACTCACAAAATCTTTATCGCAGGTAATCATGATTTTGGTTTTGAGGTTGTTCAGGATATTGCTCCTGAATACAAAGAAAAGGGTGTTCATTATCTATTCGATAGTGAAGTAGTAATCGATGGTGTCAAATTTTATGGTAGTCCTTGGCAACCTGAATTTTATAATTGGGCTTTCAATCTTCCAAGAGGAGAAAAGTTGGCAGAAAAATGGAAGAAGATACCTGGTAACACTGATGTTCTTATTACTCATGGACCCGCACATGGAATGCTCGACCATACTCCTCAAGGAGAACTCGTGGGTTGTAAAGACCTATTCAATAGGGTTATGGAAGTACAACCAAAAATTCACGTTTGTGGTCATATCCATTGGGCGTATGGTCAAAAAAATTTTTTTGGTGTTGAATTTTTAAACGCCTCAGTTTTGAATGAGAGGTATCAATATGAAAATGAACCAATAAAAATTATTTTTGATACGGAAACTAAACAAATAGACTATGAATGAAAATGCTGTAATCGAATTAAAAAAACTTGGCCCTGAATCGACCGTAAAGGTGACAATCGACCTTTATCGAAAATCTTTATTAGAGGTCTGTTATCATACAGGTTCGAAATTTGATAAAAAATTCACCTGTGATTCAGAAACTACTTGGAGAGGTGCTAGTCTTGTCTGTGAACAATTTACTGTTTCAGAACTAATAGAATTACTCGAAACCAAGGAATTGACTGAGATGCAAGATGTAGATTTTCCTGACCTTTCAATAGAAACAACTACAGATGGCGAGGTTGACATTACCAACATTGAGTGGGAAGAACCCTTGACCGAAGAAGAAGAGTCAGAATTCGTCTCTAATGACCTATATTGGGATTCAGAAATTACTGACTCAGAGTTGAATTTTAGTACAGGTAGTATTTTTAGCATGGTTATTGAATCTGATGATAATTTAATTGCAAAAATTTCCGATGAAAAAGAATAAAATAAACGATGGACATTTTGTCGAAGCTCTCGACAGATTATTTTTTGTTACAGATATTATGGACAGGTATCTTATGTCACACCCTGTAATAAAAAAGGATAAAGAAATAAAAAAATTGATTAAATTTAGTATCATCAATCTTTTAGAAGCCTATCAAAGGGTGGGTAATAACACTTATGAAAAAGAATTTGAAAGACCGTCAATTAGTGAAGTTGTTTCTGGACGACGTGAGAAATCCGAAGACAACAGGCTGGACCGTCGTCAGAAACTACGATGAATTTGTAAAACATATCGAAGAAAACGGTTTACCTGAAGAAGTTTCCTTTGACCATGATTTAGCTGATGTTCATTATGACCCTGAAACGTTCAAACAAGGGTTTGTATATCACGAAAAAACCGGATATGATTGTGCTAAATGGTTATGCGAATATTGTTGGACTAATGGACTCCCTGTCCCCACTTGGAATGTTCATTCCGCAAATCCTGTTGGTCGTGATAATATTGTTCAACTCATCGAGAACTTCCAAAAAAAATTGAATTATTAAAGGTGAGAGAAATCTCACCTTTTTTTGTATTTATAAGTTATGGAATCTCAATTCGAAATAGCCGACCGTAAGGAACTTGCAACAATTGCGAAAATCTGTTTAGAAAAGGGCTTGAAATTTAATGAGCCCTATAGAGATTCAAACTATGATATCGTTAAATCGGTATCGAAGCTTTTTGGATACTCTAATATTGACATATATGACGTGGAAGTCATTTGTGCATTTATTGTTGACAACTATCATATTTTACAATCTTGGATTGATGGTAACCTGTCATATTCAAATATTTCAAGCCGTCTCAAACTACCTCAAATAGAAGAATTTGAAATTCTCTATCAAGTAAGTATTAGAGAATATGTAGTTGAATATTACAAAACTGATTGGAAATGTTTTAAAAAAGAATGGGTTGAAGATTCAATCACCGATTCTTTAAACGAGGGCTCATGGGATTATTTTAGTGAATCCCCAATCGAAAGAGAAGTTATCGATTCTGATAATACTAATTTCAAAATTGAATCTGTTAAATCTATGAAAGATTTGAATACTGAGTCCGTTGAAAATAATATTCTTAAATTATTGTCTGAAAACACAGAAAAGGTTATCGAAAATTTCGATAAAAAAACCCTATTAAACATTAAAAAAATTATCGATACTAAATTAAAATCACTTTGATTTTGCGTCTTTGACCAAATCTCCAAGGGTTTTTTTCTTTTTGTTGGATGGATGTTGATAACCCCTTTTATACTTGTATTCCACCTCTACGGGACCATTTGGGTTTTTATTTGAGTTGTATCTCCATATAGAGATTGTATCTTCGTCTTCATAGACAACTTCCCATTTGATGGGTTTAGGTTCAGGTTTTTTTTCGAATGGCATATGGCAAATATAAGGAAAATTATTCTTGTTCGTATGTTTGGGTTTTCCATCTACCGTTTTCCTTACCCATACACACACTATTACAAAATTTTGTATTTCTATAACAATTCATAAATGAAGTTTTTACCTGTACAGGTATCCAACCAAGTCCATCATCAAAAATCAAAAAGTCAACTCCTAAAGAATCTGCAAAAGAAAAGTCACCACTGAATTTGATTACTTTTGAAAAAGAATTTTTTAATTCTTCATAGGCTTCTATTTCTGAACGTTTTCCCATTCCATATGTACCTTTGATTGTATCAACAACACCTTCAATTATTTCGTTGTCAAACTCATCTAAAGAATCTGCTAAATAACTCAATACAAGTTTTTGAAAAATGGTTAAATCCTGTTTGGATTCAGGTAAGTCTTGCATGTAAGACCCCAAAAAGTATTTTTGAAAACAAGAGTCAAAACTATTTTTTGATTTATCTTTTTCTCTAAATTTTGTCAAAACATAAGCCAAGGCTGAATAATTTGTTTCCAACATACTCATCTCATCCCAAACAAATTTTTCATTCAATTCTTTTAGGATAACAAATTTTGATGATATTTTGAGTCTGAAATCATCAAACGTTTCTTTATTCAATTCGCATTGCTCCGATAGTTTCTCTTCTAAAATTCTAAAATTATTAAAATTTTCTGTGAAATATTCATCATCTTCTTTGACATACTTGATTTTTTTCGAAATTTCATCATTTACATCCATTATTACAATAAAGGCAATATCGTCTAAAAGTTTTTTTACACTCTTGACTTTGAATTTTATTTTTTTTGATGCAAGTTGACAGAAATCTCTTTCTTCTGAATATGCTGGAAATCTATTACAACCCCATTCCGTTCTTTTATTGGACATATGAGATAAATAGATTGTAATTAAAAAATCCCCTCACTAAGGAGGGGATTCTTTTAAATTTCTGTTGTTTCTTCGTTGGACCCTTTTGTTTTGTTTATCCACTTGTCGACCGAACCTATACCAAATGAACCCAAAACTAACCAAAGGAAAGAATTGAAAATGAATTCATTTATTATCAGGTCTTTTCCAAGTGTACCTGTGACAATATCTGCAATAGCAAATATAATCATCATGACAAAAGCTAAGAATCCAACGACACTTTTTTCATTGATTGAGTTGTCGTCGTTAAACAACTGTGAGAAAAATTTTTTCATAATTTGGTAATTTACTTACCAATAAATATTAAAATCCCTGTGATTGTTTTACTCTAATAACGAAATTATCAACCACAGTTTGACATTCAGCTTGTGTAACAAGCGTACCACCGTTTTTACTCAATAATGTTTTGATTGCCAATATATTTTCTGTTCCTGCACCTGTTGTATATAAATAACCTCCGCATCCACCAACGTTTGTTGGTTGAGCAAATGATGTAACTGTTCCGAATGTTGAGTTCCAACTTGGGTGTCCCAACAAAATATACAAATCACAGTGAGATGGGTCGCTAGCATTATAAGTTTCTCTAAAAAATGCGTATACGGTAAATCCACTCACAGTTGCTCCGCTATAAATTGTACCACTAGCTAAGGTCCCTCCTCCGTCTGCACCAGAGTTACCACCTGTCTGAAATCCAACAGGAAGTCCAGGTCCAAATGTATCATTATCTCTTGAACCCAAAACCGTAAGTGGTAGATATGTTAGAGGTTGAACTCCACCAGGATATTGTTGATAACCTAAACTTATATATCCGAAGCTTGTATCTAAATTTACTGTAGTTGCAGAATTAGTATAGTTTACGGCGAAAGGATACGAACTTGAGCTATATACATCAGCGCCTATATATTCAGTATTAGAAATAACCCAAGGAGAAGAAATATTTCCATTGTCGTACATGTCACCACCTCCATCATTTATATAATAACCATCCCCATCAAGTTGATAAGGATAAAAACTTGGATTTCTAAACTCAGGCATGAATCCTCTCAAATATTCTGCAATTATTTGTAATTCGGTGTAGGGTGTTTTGGGTGTAAATGAGGTCCAATAACCATTGTTATTCAACCAAGTTACAGCTTCAGTACCATCTAAAAAAGTTTGAGGGTCATCATCCCAATCAGAAACGGATTCTGCCAAACTTATAAATGACTCTTCAGTTTTTAATTCGCTTCTCCAAAAACCAACAAACGCTGACACATCTCCCGATGCTGTATTACCTGTGTGTGAACCAATTGTATCCTCATGAGCAATCACATATCCTAAATCTTGGTCTGGAGTTGACCAAAACGTAACACCATAGTTAGCACCAACAACACCATAATCTTGTGGAGTTGTTCCTGCAATTAAATTTCCAACTTTAGTTGTTCCAGGTATTGAACCAACTGGTTTGTACGCAACGGGAGTTATAGTAGCCATATTTTTCTATAATAAATATTTAAATGATAACAAAAAAGGGGACACCGTCGTGTCCCCTTATATCTCCGTCGAGAAATGTGTGGTCTAAGTTTTTAATCGGATAGGGAGGTGAGACCGAAAGAACCCCGTGGGATTGGACATATCCTGTTTTGATTATGTGTCACAAAACATCCGAAAAAAGACATGGTTGTTAGTTTATCAAGGATTAAACAGGAATGACCTTTCCACCTAAACCTCCCGTGTTTTAGTCGTCTCTGTATTTCTGATTTATAAAGCGGAGAAGAAAGTTAGACGGGGTGAGTATGGGGAACCACCACAAGTAAACATTCCGCTGTCCATGTTACAAAGATAAGAAAGATTTTAATGCCTTCCAAATTCTTTGATGAAAATTCAGATAAAAATCTGAGTTTTTTCGTGGTTGGGGGTGGAGTCGAACCACCGGCACAAGACTGTTCAGGTCCTTGCTCTACCAAAACCCTAAAGAGTTACTGAGCTACCTCAACCAAATGTCTTACAAAGATAAGAAATCTTTTTAGACCGCCAAAATTTGTAAGAGCTTTTTTTATTCGAGTACCGAGTATCTTTCATCGCCTGTAAGTCCCGAATTGTTTTACAAAGATAAGGAGAAAAAAAATAACTGTCAAATTTTTAAAAGGAGTCCCAAAAAAATTGTTTCCATTCTTCAAGTTCAGCTGCAGTAAAACCAACTGCTAATCTTGCAGGTGAAATTATGAAGGAGGTAGGTTTTGTATCCAATAAAATAAAATAAATGTCATCGACAAAATCATAAGTAACAACTTCTGTATGTCCGCTTTGTAAATAACTACAGAATTCTTGTATTGTGTAAACTATCATAGTTATAAATATATCGATTTAACTAATCCCGTCGAGATACTTTTTTATTGTCCTTCGAATTTTTCTCTCACCTAAAGAATCCCATAATTCATGGACAATATCATAAATTTTAGAGACCAAATATTTTTTATTATCTTTTAATATCCTTGTTTTATCATCCACCTTTATGAATTTTACAGGCTCCCCCATCCAATCATGATTTACTTGGGTTACAGGAAAATGTCTTTTCAGATGAAGTAAAAGTTCGTCTGATGTGTCTCCAGAATATTTGGACAATAACTTTAATTTTTCTTCGTAAAGAGAATTCATAATATCAAATATATAGGTATTTATTTTAAAATTCAAACTATGGCAAAAGGTTCAAAATCTTCAGTATCATCAAGAAAAATAACATTTGGAAAAAGAAAAGGTGGAAATGCAAAGAAATCTTATAACAAACATTCTCCAAGACCCAAAGCATATCGCGGACAAGGAAGATAAGATTACTTTTTACTGTTTTTATTCTATAATATCTCATTATGGATGAGAAAAGAAGATTCATACGTCTTTTAGAACTATACATCAACGGTCATCGAGGAAGTGCAGTGGAAGAAATGTATGGTCAAGGTACAACAATCAAAATTCATAACGTTATTTTTTCACCAACACAGAAATCGGTTGTCGTGGAGGCTGTAATTATTTTGGGGAATATCATTACAGAAGAAGTTTTAGACAGAGAATTAGCCGATGTTTTAATTCAAGATGCAATCCCTTTATTCTTTTCAGATTACAGTGTAAAAACTATGGTAAGGTGGGACGTATAAAAATTACCCTTTGATAGTTTTGAGAAGTTCGTTGTTTTCTCTTTGTAAAAATTCAACTTTTACCGCTAACGCAGAAACTTGTTCCGTTAGTTTTAGTATTGTGGCTCTCATTTCATCCTTTTCTCTAGATGATTCTTGTAATAGCACTTCAAGCTTAGCAATTCTATCTTTGCAATCGTGACGTATAAATTCTTCATCCCTTTCTTTTCTCATTGCTCTTTTTTCATAAAATCTCCACGCACTGGCGGAACCTAAAACAGTAACAACAGTTATGAGAACAGTCCAAAACGATTCTTGTGCCATATAATAAAATTTACTTTCAATAAATACGAAAAAGAATTAAAAAAAATTTTTTGAGAAAAAAAAGATTTTCACTCATAAGACAATAATTATTATTCTTTTAGAATAATAATAAAATATTAAATAAA